TCACAGCACAGCCAGGGCAGGCCATAACAGGGCTACAATCGCTCGAAGTGTTCACTCCTACCTCAGCACCTATCATCCAGCAAGCGCGTCCTTCTGAGTGGGCTGGTGTGGCACAAACAGCACTTGGCGTTACCGGGACTGTGTTGGGCATCCACGCCGGGGGAATTGCGGCGGGGCGCATTGCAGATAGCGTAGGGAGGGCGGGTGCGACCGGATACCAGTATATCCAAGCCCCCGGTGCGACAACTACTACAACCAGTACTATCGGAGACAACTCGGGCGCCAACAGCAGCAACAGTGGCAAAATCGCCGGTGCGACACTGACCGATGCCACCAGCACACCAACGGTGGTTAACGCCACGCCGCCCGTGATCGTTACCCAACCCGCACCAGTTGTTGTACAACCGCAACCCGGCCAGGTTTGCGCGATAGACCCGGCAACGGGAATTTTAACTTGCCTGTAAGGAGTAATTATGGAATACATCGGAGACGAGCGCAGGCATCTTCCGCAACTCACAGAAGAGGATGTTGACAAGATTGCCTCAGCCGTGGCGCGGAAAGCGCGTGAGGCATTCCATATTGAAGATGAGAAGCATTACAATGACCACCAGAGGCTCGACAGGATACTGACTGCATACGAGAATGCGACTAGTGTTATCTGGAAAACATTTATCGGATTTATGATCGTTGGCGCATTCGTGTTGGCCGGAATCGGTGCAGCCAAGGGTGTGAAGTGATGATGCGCGACTCGCAGCATCTTTTGAAACAGATTGCGGAAGCCGAGGCTGCGCGGCGCAAGGTCAAGCCGATAAAGGTCGAGTTGGAATGCGATATATGCCATGTATTTTACTTGCTTAACGAAGATGGCGTCTGTGATAAATGCGCCGAGAAATACAAACTGGTGGAAAAAAATAAATGACCGCGCTGACCCAACATTTTACGCTCGTCGAATTCACCGCGTCCGCGCTGGCTGCACGGAATAATATCGACAACACGCCTCCACCACAGATCGTTGATGAACTGAAACGCACCGCTGAGCTCATGGAACAGATAAGGACGCTGTTGAACTTTCCAATAACCATCACGTCCGGGTATCGTTGCAGCGCTGTAAATAAATTATTGGGGAGTAAGGCGACATCCAAGCACGTTCAAGGGTTGGCATGTGATTTCAGGTGCCCGCAGTTTGGTACGCCGATGCAAATATGTGAGGCGATAATGGCGTCAACTATAGAGTTCGACCGTGTGATACTCGAATTCGGTTCGTGGGTGCATATTCAGGTTGGTACCGGGCGTAAATCATTTACGATCAATTCACAAGGTACGTTTGCAGGGATTCGCCAATGAATACATTGGACACCATCATCGACTATGAAAGGCGGCTGGCAATCAGGCGCAGCATCGTCTTGTTTGCCACTCTCTGGATGACGTACAGGGCGTTTGGTTGGGCTGCGGAGTACGCGAGCAACCTGCCATCGGTGGATGCCGGTGCAGCCCTCATAATCGCCGCTGTAACTGGACCAATATCAATCTTGCAAAAGTATGTTTTCGATGCCTACATTGCAGCTAAAGGGGATGAATGATGATCGAGTTTTTTAGCTTGATTTTGATAGCCCTCGTGCCACTGGTGTTGTGGCTGCTCATGATGGGCGACGAATGAACCCGGGCTGGATCATCTTGCTGATTGGACTTGCCGGGGGCGCTTTCCCCTCCTGGTGGGCTACATCGACATACTTCCAAAATGTTATCGCACAGGAACATGAGTCGGCGCAAAAGCAGGTAATCGAGCAACAGGAAGAGAACCGGCTGGCACTGCTGGCCTACGCCGAACGGATTGTAAAAGGAGACGCACAACATGATAAAAACACTCGTACTATCCGCACTCTTAACCGTGAGCTTGACGGGCTGCATGTCAGTTTCCCAGCCTGTCCCGTGCCCGGAACTACCGAAGGTGGAACAGATACAGACGAAGCCGGTAGGATACTTTCAGACGGAATGGCAGACCTATTTGCAGACTTTCAAAAAAGGACTGGACGACTTGTCGAAGAAGCTGATTCCTTGAACATCGACGCAATCCGGCAGAATGCTGTGGTAAACTAGGCGAAAGTCCAAGGAGAGTAGCATGGTCGGAGCGATTGGGGCGAGAACAAGCAGATTTGTGTCGAATACGCAGCTGGATGCGCAGGCGCGTAGTGATGTTCAAGCCTTGGCTGCACAACAAGAACCAGCGCCGGTACTTATAGGGCTTGCCTCGCATGTTCAGCGCTGCTGGCAGGAAGCCAAGTCTGCCAAGGATTACATCACCCCAAGACTTTTGTCTGCGCAGCTCGCCCGGGCAGGCAAGTACAGCGCCTCACAGCTGGCCGCCATCCAAGAGTTTGGCGGGTCCGAGGAGTACGCGCGGATCACATCGAATAAGTGCCGAGTCGCAGAAGCGTGGATACGGGATGTATTCATCGGGCAGACAGAGAAGCCCTGGACGCTGGCGCCCACACCTAAACCCGATTTGACTGAAGACTCGATGTTGAATGTGCGACAGCAGATCGCTCAGGAATTTGCAGCCATGTTCGCAGCAACCGGTATGCCCCCATCTGCAACAGTGATGCAAGAGCGCACGTCACAGTTGGCACAGGCAGAGCAGGAGCGGGTTACTGAAGTCGCGCGCGTCGCGGCAGCCAACATGGAACGCACAATGCAAGACCAGCTGGTTCAAGGCGGTTGGACAGAGTCGATGGGTGAATTCATCAGCGACATGGTTACATACCCTGCGGCGCACTTTCGTGGGCCGGTCCTGCGAAAAGCAAAGCAGCTTAAATGGGGAGGCTCTGGTGGAACGTGGGCGCCGGTAGCTGAAGACGCTGTTGTTTCAGAGTTTGACCGGATGGAGCCGTTCAGGTGCTATCCGTCGCCAGGAGCCACTTCCCCCCAGGACGGATTCTTCATTTACACGCCGTCGCTCACACGCGGAGACCTGTACGCCATGATCGGAATCGAAGGCTTCGACGAAAAGGCTATACGTGAGGTTTTGGAAGAGCATGGGCGTGGGGGGCTTACCGACTGGACGACCCAGTATGCGCAGAGCGTGCAGGCGACTGCGAATGGAGAACAGGTAAAGACATCAAGCTCAGCCAACGTCACCATCGACGCGATTGAGTATCTTGGGCCGGTACAAGGCCGACAACTGGTTGAGTGGGGCATGAGCCCTGCCGAGATCAAGGACCCGGACGAAGAGTACGAGGCATGTGTGTGGATGATCGGGCGCTGGGTCATCAAGGCACATCTCAACTACGACCCGCTTGGTCGGCGAAACGTCTACAAGCGCAGCTACGAAGAACTCCCAGGTGCGTACTGGGGGTTCGGGTTGGTGGACATTCTCGAAGACATGCAGGGTATTGCGAATGCCGGACTGCGTGCGATGGTCAATAACATGGCTTTCTCAGCTGGACCGCAGATAGGCATAAACGTAGACAGGCTGCCGCCCGGCGAAGAGATCACAAAAATGCACCCGCTGAAGATATGGCAGTTCAACGAGAGCCAGGTCAATTCCAACACTAAGTCGATTGAGTTCTTTCAACCTGAGTCGAGAGCTAATGATCTACTCGCGGTTATTGAGAAGGCGTATCAGTTCGCTGACGACTTCAGCCTGATACCCCGCTGGATGGCCTCTGGGTCGGGCAGCGAGCGCACTGCATCAGGCATGTCCATGAAGATGGATGCGGCCAACAAGGGGCTGAAGGGTGTAGTGTCAAACATCGATATGTTCATGTCGCAGATGCTCGAAGCACTGTTCAATTACAACATGCTGTTCAATCCCGACCCATCGATCAAAGGTGATGCGAAAGTTGTCGCGCGCGGCGCAGTATCCCTGATGCAGCTTGAGACTCTACAGCTGCGCAGAAATGAGTTCCTGGTTGCCACAGCCAATCCGTTCGATTCTCAGATCGTGGGTCTGGAAGGCCGGGCAGAGATACTCAGGGAGACTGCGAAGGGTTTGCAGCTTGACATCAACAGGGTTGTTCCGCCGCGCGGGTCACTAGCACAGCAGTCGCCGGCGAGCGCACAGCCGGGAAACCAGCCTCAACAGACATCTCTCGGTAGCGGGCAGGAGTTGTCGAATGGAGCGGCTGTCACGGACAGCTTCAGCAAAAATAGTATGACCCCGCAGTAAGTGACCGCTATTGTTTTTTAACCGAAAGGAGAATATTATGGCTGCAACAAAGAAGTTACCGCCTTGGCTTGATAAAGGCGCAGATGTAAAAACCCTGAAAAAAGGGGCCAAGAAGTCCGAGAAAATGGTGTCTATGAAAATGGGTGCAGAGAAGTTCAAAAAAGTCAGCAAGAAGTAACAAAAGAAAAGCTAACCACAAAGGAGAACTAAAATGGCAAAACGTGAACAGTTGATAGTAAACCAGATCATGAACAAAGATGGCAAGGTCATCGAACCAGCTAATTCAGGCACCTCTGGCTCGCTTACCAAGTTACTATCCGGAACGACTGTGCTGAGCAAAGCGCGCGCGGTGGACAGCATTGTGATGATCCAGTTGGTTGTGGATACCACATTCGCCGCCGGCGATGGCGCAGCGCCCAGTTTTGTAATTGGCCAGACAGGTACGACAAACAAATTTCTGGCATCCAAGAGCACAGGTACCGCTGGTGATCTGGTGACAGTTTCCGGCGTACTGACGGCAGGGGCACAGCTGATCGTGACGCAGGTAGCGGCTACAGGTACTACCAGTGCCGGTGCAGTCACTGTCAATGCGATTGTAGTTTAATGGCACAAGTACCCGACAATATTCTCGAAGCACTGGCGCGCATCGGTTATGCCGAAAAGCCCCTGATGAACTGGCTCACCGAGAGATTGAAGGACATGCAGGATAGAATGATGTTTCAAACGGATGAAGTTCAGTTGCGTATTTTGCAGGGGCGTGCGCAAGAACTGGCGGAAATCCTTGAGTTGGTAAAGAAGTCCCCTGAAATATGTAGAAAAGCGTGAAAGTAACATCGGCTCCAAGCTGAAAAGTTATGAGTAATGGCATCGAAAAGGAGAATCAAAATGGCACAGAACCACAAAAGAGCAGGTGAAGAAGCAGACCGTTTGATCGCAGAGCAGGCGAGGTTAAAAGCTGAGGCAGAAGGACAGGTGGAAACGCCTCCCCAGCAAGAGCAGCAAGACCCGCCATCTGAGACTGCGGATGTTATCCCTGATGCTGTGGTAGAAGATGCTGTTATTCAACACGATGTCAGCGTTCAGAATACGACCGCGCCAATCGTGAGCGACCCGCAGTTGGAGTTGCTGAGAAAGGAAGTGGAAACTGCAAACCAGAGATGGAAGGTACTGCAGGGGATGATCGACAAGAAAGAATCCGAGAACGAGAACATGCGCGCGCTGTTGGCGCAAATGAGTCAAAAGGCTGAAAAGCCCGCAGACGTACCTACTCGGATGGTTACACAGGATGACGAGGAAGTGTTTGGCGCTGAGCACATTGACCTGGCACGCCGCATCGCCGGGGAAGTGTTTGAACAGAAAATCACCGCACTCAACGACAAGATTACACGGCTGGAGAACTCCATCACCGGTGTCGGAGAGATAGTGGCCAAGACCGCAGCTGAGACGTTTGACGAGGCGCTGGAGCGCAGAGTGCCAGATTGGAGAATCACGAATGTCGACCCCGCCTTTATGGCGTGGCTGAGCGAGGAAGAAGGGATGTCTGGACGCACGCGTCTTGATCTCCTGAACGCCGCGTATAGTTCGTCTGATCTGGTGCGCACTGCGAAGTTCTTCACTGCATTCCGAGAACTCAACGCAAAGCCGGGTACACCGGCCCCCAAAGTCGATAATGTGACCAAGTTGATCTCCCCTGGAAAGTCCCGGAGCGCAGCTACTCCAGCACCAGCACCAGCCAATGCAGACATCTGGACGAAAGCAGACATTGCCCGACTCTATGACGACAAACGAAATGGTCGAATCACGCAGGCGCAGTTCGATGACTATGAGCGCGATTTGTTCGCGGCACAACATGAAGGCCGCTTGGCAGCATAACTTTTCAACTTAAACAAGGAGCATTAAAATGGCATATCCTATTGCAGCCGGTAGCGTGGTTAGCCCCGCTTATTCCGGTACGTTTATCCCCCAGATATGGTCGAGCAAGCTGATTAAGTAATCGGTCAGCGTAATATCGGGTCTTGAAAACGGGAATGGTGAATAGCCTAACCCGATCCAAGCGAAAAGTCTTCTTACCTTCGTCATTGCGACGAGCATAGAGGAAAAAGAAATGAATAGTGAAAAGTACCTTGCGGGGTTCGTAGATGCTGATGGGCACTTTGGTGTCAGGTACAGAGTCGGCGCAACCCCGGATTTAATCTTTGTTCTTTCACAGCGTATAGACCGAATTTATGTCGTACAAGACATACAGGAAATGTTCGGCACTGGCGCAGCACTTCGAGTAACTGGAAGCTACGCAACCATATCGTTGCGTTGTGGCCCGGCAGTGCAGGTGATGGAGCGCTTAGCCAAGTATATGGTGATGCGGCGGAGATACGTGGAGTGGTTACTGGTGTCACGAAAATTGTGGCCGGTGATGCGCGATAACGACGGCATAGCCAAAGTGAAGGCTGAAGTTAAATCAGCAAGGAGATGGTGTGCGACAGACGCCGAGCTACCGAACTATCCAACAAGGAAATGGATGGCTGGGTATATTGACGCAGACGGGTCGTTTACAGGAAACACCAATGAAGGAGCTTTCTATCCGAAGTTGAGTTTTGTAACCGAACCATTTGACACTGAGGCGGTGCGACTTTTGCATAAGGCTTTTGGTGGTGCGGTCAACATCATGAAAGACGGAAACGTCTCATACAACTTGGCGCTGGGAGACCCCAGCAAAGTGATAAAAGTGATGGAGTTTTGTGCCGATCACCTAGTCGCAAAAAAAGCTGTAGCATACTTTTTACTGGGCTGTGCAAGGATGGGTAACTTCCGAGACGGAGACACCATCAAGCAGATAGTTAAACAGCTAAATTCGCAGGAGCAGAGACTAAGTGACCCGACATCAGAGGCAGCAAGATTGGTATCAACAGTGAATTTTGGCATTCCGAAGCGTCCGCAAGGGCGTCCTGTGGGGGTCAAAGAGTTGAGACCAAGGGCTCCGAAGATGAAGCGATAGTCCGACGGCGTTTGCCGGTGGCGAAAAATTTTACGATGCAACAGTTTTGGCAGCAATCAGCAACACGAACTATCAAGGTGAAATTTCCGGACAAGGCGACCTGGTCAAGATTCGCACGGTGCCTGATCTGGTCATCAGCGATTACTCGTCTGGCCAAACTTTGGTCAATCAACGCCCTACTAGCTCTGTTATCGAGCTGTTGATCGACAAGGGCAAGAGCTGGTCGGCAATTGTTGACGACGTGATCGCAGTACAGACCGACATCGACATGATGAACCTGTGGTCTACCGACGCGTCTGAGAAGATGAAGATCGCAATCGACCGCGATGTTCTGGGCGTACTCGGTCCCCTGGTCGCTGCCGCAAACCGTGGTGCAACTGCTGGGCGCATTTCTGCGAACATCAACCTCGGCGTGGCCGGTACTCCGGTGGCGTTGACCAAGGTGAACATCATCGACTTCCTGGTTGATGCGAACGAGGTGTTGCAGCAACAGAACATCCCTGAGTCGGGCCGCTTCGCAGTATTGCCGTTCTGGGCCATCTCGCTTCTCAAGAAATCTGATCTGAAGGATGCCTCGATGTCTGGTGACGGCGTGTCGGTGATGCGTAATGGTCGCGCGGGTATGATTGATGGTTTGACGCTGTACTCCAGCAACAACCTGCCGAACGTAACTGACAGTGGTGGTCAGACCGGATGTTCCAACATCTACGTCGGGCACAAGAACGCACTGACCTTTGCATCGCAGTTGGTGAAGACCGAGACTCTGCGTGCAGAGTCCACCTTTGGCGACATCATGCGCGGGCGGGTTTTCGCCGCC